CTACCCTTACCATTGAAGTGCAATATCAGACGCTTGAAGATAACCCTGATGTTGCGGTGTAATGGCGGTTTTCGCTGACGTTAATTAACGCGCTATGGCGCTTAGAGGTAGTTTAAAATGGCAACATATGTAGGTAAAAATGGCGCAGTATACGTTGGTGCGAATGCTGTCGCTGAAATCAAAGATTGGTCTCTGGAGACAACTTCAGAAGTGGTAGCTGACACAGTGATGGGTGATTCTTGGGTAACCAACAAGCCTACTCTGAAGTCGTGGACCTCATCGTTCAACGCAATTTGGGATGATGCAGATACAAATGGTCAGCTTACCCTAGATGAAGGCGCTGAGATTACTCTGAACCTTTACCCAATCGGTAACACTACGGGCAACAAATACTGGTCAGGTGCCTGTATTGTAACTTCTGTAAGCAAAACTGCTGCGGTAGATGGGTTGATCGAAGCTTCTTTTTCCGTTACTGGCAATGGCGCTTTGACAGAAGCTGACGTTTCCTAATGGGTAAGTTAATAGATTCTGCGGTATCTCACTTTAGTACTAAAGAGATTCGTCAGTTGCGAGTAGATGAGTGGGAAACCACTCTCTATTCAAAGAACCTGTCATTAGAGGACAAGGCTAAGTTCATGAGTCGTGCTGACGGGGATACATCGGACTATCTTGTTTATGCTGTTATCTTCGGTGTCACTGACGAAAAAGGCGATGCTGTATTTGATATTGGTGACAAGCATAAGTTAAAGACGAATGTTGATCCTGATGTATTGTCGCGGGTAGCCAACTTTGTACTTAATCTTGACGATGATGATGAGGACATCGAGGGAAACTAATAAATGATCAAGGTGACCCTACTGAGTTATACATGATGTATTACTTGGCTAATCATCTTGGTCAGCCTCTTTCGACAATACTAGAAATGACAGTCTCTGAGTTTCAGCACTGGTTGGTATTTTTAAGAATCAAACAGGAAAAAGAAAATGGCAGTAAATCCAGTACTCATTGACGTAAAAGCCAAAAACTCAGCAGGCCCGGTTCTCAATCAGCTAAATAACCAGCTTAAAAGAACTGAGAAGCAAGGCAAGGCTGTAGAGCGTCAATTCCGCATTGTACGCGGCGGCATGGGGCAAATGGGCCATCAGGTCCAGGATATTGCCGTAATGCTTCAGAGCGGTCAAAACCCATTTATTATTATAGGTCAGCAAGGCTCACAGATTGCGTCTCTGTTTGGGCCGCAGGGTGCTGTTGTCGGTGCATTTTTAGCGGTTGGCGCTGCTATCGCTACATCAATGCTGCCAAGTCTTTTCAAAACATCTCAGGCGATGAAAGATGCTAATGAGCAAAGTAAGCGTCTTTTTGAAAGTTTTGATGAGCTGGATGGCAAGCTTAGAGATATTGCTTTACGTCAAGCTGCAAATGAGATTAAAGAGCTAGAGCAAGGCATTGCAGATTCTGGTGTAGGTTTTGTGACTTACGCGAAAACAATATTCGCAGCTACTTTAGGTCTTCGAAGCATGCTTGGCGCGCAACAAGAGTTAGCTGCTGCGGCACTGCGTGTAAGCGATGTAAACGAAAAAGCTCGGTCAATGATCGTCGATATCAAGAAAAAGACGGATGATCGGACTGACGCTACCGAGTCGCTAATGGAAAAGCTGGAAGAAGAGCTTGCCACCATAGGAATGACCAATGTGCAGTTGGCCATGTACAATGCAAAGCAGGCTGGGGCTACCCAAGCCGATATAGCAAGAGCTGGAGCTATTCAAGGACTTATTGATTCTAAACAGCAAGAGCTAGATTTAGAAAAGCAGATTGAGAAACTTACTCTTGAGAAAGATAAAAGAGCCAAAAAAGATGCTGAACGAAAACAAAAAGAACTCAGCAGAACAAAAGAATCTTTATCTAAAAACATAACTCAGATTAAAGACAGTATGCTGCAAGAAGAGGAGCTAATAGCTACTCAGTACAACCGTCAGCGAGAAATAATCAAGCAAGCTTTTGATCTTCGAGTTATTGATAGAACTCAGTTTATTGAGTTAATGGCTGCTCTTAACGCCGATGAAGACGCTAAGATGGCAGAAAGATTTGCAGAGCAAGAAGCCAAGCTGCAAAGTCATATGGAAAAGGAAACACAGATACGGCAAAGAGCTGCGGATGAAGCCAGGAGAATAGAAGAGGCCAAGCAGAGGGTTCAGGACCAGGCATTAGCTGGAGCTGAAGGCATGACCGGGCAGATGGCTACTTTGTTTGGAAAGCAGACTGCTGCTGGAAAAGCTGCGTTTGCAGTACAGAAAGCATTGGCAGTTGCCCAGATTCTCGTAGATACAGAAAGGGCTGCTATTGCTGCTGGCGCACAGGCATCAAGCGTTGGTGGTATTGCTGGCTTCCTAGCTTCTGCGCAAGGCATTAGGGCTGTTGGTTATGCATCTGCTGCAATGGTTGCCGCACAGGCTGTCGCTTCATTCGAGGGAGGGGGCTTTACAGGTAGAGGGTCTAGGTCCGGCGGGTTAGATGGTAAAGGTGGCTTTGCTGCGATCCTGCACCCCAATGAAACGGTCATCGATCACACCAAAGGGCAGGCAGCGAATGGCGTTGTGGTCAATCAAACAATCAACGTCACCACAGGCGTTCAAAGCACTGTTAGAGCCGAGATAGTGCAGCTAATGCCACAGATAGCCGAAGCGGCTAAAGGCGCTGTAGCGGACGCTAGGGTGCGTGGTGGCAACTTCTCAAGAGCAATGGTTGGAGCGTAACTGATGCCTTTATCTTTCCCTAATGTCGGCATTAAAAACATGTCAATACGACTTAATCGTGTTGTGGCTGTAGCTGAGTCTCCCTTCACTCTAGATACCCAAGTGTATACACACCAGGGCGCTCGGTGGGAAGCGGAGGTTACTTTGCCCCCCTTAACCTACGCAGAGGCTAGATCAGTCGAGGCGTTTATCATCGGGCTAAAAGGCCGCGAAGGTACGTTTACATTCGGCAATCCACTGCATACAGATAGCGCATATACTGCTACTAGCGGCAGCACTGCAATTAGGTCGGAAACACTAACTACCTCAGCAGGCAGCACGGCAGTATCGGCAGGAACATACTTCCAGCTAGGCAGCTATCTTTACATGGTGACAGCCGACAAGTCGGCGGGCGCTGGTACTTTGGAGTTTCAGCCGCCTTTACGCGAGACAATAGGTGGTGCTCAGTTGCTAGATTTTACGCAACCTAAGAGCCTATGGCGTATGGCTTCAAATGATGTTTCTTGGTCTACCAACGAAGCCAGCTTGCAGGGCTTCAGCTTTGCTATGGTAGAGGCGCTATGAGCCGCAGTCTTACAAGTGGTATGCAGGCAGTTGCTACTGCTGACATCGTTCGCCCTATCTTCCTAGTGCGCATGGTTTTCGATTCAGCCGAAACTCCTAATGAATTAAATATTTGGTCTGGGGTTGGCAATTTGACCTATGACGGAGAGACTTATACCGGGGTTGGCGACTTACTAAGTATAAGCTCTGTAACTGAGACCGCAGACATGCAGGCAAGCGGCATAAACGTCGTTTTAACGGGAGTTAAGTCGTCCCTGGTAGTCATTGCTAAGGATCACGAATATCAAGGTAGACCGCTTACAGTCATGCTAGGTGCGTTTGATGCAACTGGATCGTTGATTGCCGATCCTACCATAGTGTTTTCTGGGTTTATGGACACCATGACTATTGCTGAGTCTGGCGATACATCTACTATTAGCATTGCAGTTGAGAATAAGCTGATTGCGTTTGAGCGTTCAAAGGTTCGGCGATATACCGCAGAGGATCAGAAGATTGATCACCCTAACGATAAAGGCTTTGAGTTTGTTACCTCAATCGTGCAGAAAGACATAATATGGGGCCGCTCTTCCAATAGGACTGATGCGCACTATGACGATGGCGGAAATTATGAAGGACAAAACCAACAGCGTTAACATTGCTCACGAATGTTTAGCAAGCGTTAAGGACGATATAAAGCCTTTGCTTGAAACGCACTGGGAAATGGTAGCCCTTAATAAAGGTACCATAAAGCTAAATCCAGACTGGGAAGAGTACGCTAGACTAGATGCTGCCGGAGTGCTTCGGGTTTTTACT